AAACCGATAGTAAACGCTTACAATCATTTTATGCAAAGCATGGGTTTAGGGTATTCCAGCAAAAACCTATCGTGTTAATGTGTAGGCCCAAAGCGAGATCAAAATGATTGATGACCCAAGCGAAACGCCAGCCGAAGAGGATGCAGAAGGCGAAGTGTTGGCCGATGCGCGTGAGTTCATGGAGCTGTGCAAAGAGGCAAACACGGCAAACTACAACAACGGCCTAGATGACCTTCGCTTTCTAGCAAACGAGGATAACGCCGCTCAATGGGACCAACGCGATGCAGCACAGCGCACCATTGATCGTAGACCTATCATCACAGTCAATAAGCTCCCCGCTTTCCTTCACCAGGTGACTAATAACCTTCGCCAGAATCGGCCATGCATCAAAGTGCATCCCGTTGATGGCGGTGCAGACGTTGAAACTGCCAAGGTGAGACAAGGCATCATCCGGCACGTTGAATACGCCTCAAACGCTGACGTAGCATACGACACAGCCGTCTGTAGCGCGGCAGCTATTGGGTTCGGTTACTATCGCCTGATTACTGACTATTGCTACCCCGATTCATTCCAGCAAGACGTGATATTTAAGCGCATTCGCAACCCATTCACGGTGAACTTTGACCCAACGAGCGAGGAGCCAGACGGCAGCGACCAGAAGCGATGCTTGATTGAGAGCCGCATGCTTCGCACAGAATTTGAGCGCTTATACCCCAAGGCCGAAGCCAATAACGTCAGCCTCAGCATTGGCACAAGCAGCATGGCAACGCATTGGATGTTTACCGACGAAGTTGTGATTGCTGAGTTTTACCGCATCGAGGAAGAGAAAGCCACACTCTGTCAGTTGCGTGATGGCTCGACCGCTTGGAAGGATGAGATCCCTAAAGAGTTCCATAACGATCAGGTTATCGCTGGTGAGCGTGAATCGTTTAAGCGCAAGGTGATGCTGTATAAACTGACCGGCTCGGACATTCTTGACCAAACCGAGATCAAGTCTTACTGGATTCCCGTGTTGCCTGTCTATGGTGATGAGATTGACTTGGATGGCCGCGTCATTCGTTCCGGTCTCATCCGTCATGCCAAAGACCCCGCCCGCATGTATAACTATTGGATGACCTCAGCGACCGAAGAGATCGCTATGCGTCCAAAAACGCCATACATCGGCGCGGATGGGCAGTTTGACGGCTTTGAAGAGGATTGGGCTCAGGCAAACAACAAGTCGTTCCCTTACCTGCAATACAACCAGATCACGAATGACGGAATTCAGGCACCACCCCCACAACGCCAGCCCATGGCTGATATTCCGTCTGGCATGTTGCAAATGGCAATGCACGCTAACGACAACATCAAGGCAACGACTGGGCTATTTGATTCAAGTTTGGGCGCCAGGGGTAACGCTACGAGTGGCCGCCAAGAGCTAGCTCAACAGAAGCAAGGCGATATATCTAACTTCCATTTCAGTGATTCCTTAATGCGGACCATTCGCCACACGGGACGCATTATCAACTACATGATCCCGCATTATTACGATAGCGAGCGCATTGTACGGATTATGGGTGACGATGACACTATCTCATCACAGACTATCAATCAACCTATTCCGCCTGAACAACAGCAGATGAGTCCACAAGGTCAGGCCATCAAAACTATATTGAATGACATGAAAGGCGGTCAGTATGAGATTACTGTCGGCTCTGGCCCAAGTTATTCAACGCTTCGCCAAGAGGCGGCTGAGTCTATGACATCCATGGCATCCCAGAATCCAAACCTTATGGCGATTGCTGGCGATTTGATTGTGAAATCAATGGATTGGCCTGGTGCTGACGTCATGGCAGCTCGTATCAAAAAGACGATTGACCCCAAACTTACACAAGGTGAGGATTCAGGAAGCCAAGATAATCCCGAAGCATTAAAGGCGCAACTAGCCCAAGCACAAGCGCAAATGAACCAGCAAGGCCAGCAAATGCAACAAGAAGGCCAACAATTGCAGCAATTAGGTCAACAGTTGCAACAAGCCAAGCAAGAGATCCAGCAACGTGATGCTGAATTGAAAGCGCAATCGTCAGAGTTAAAGAGCGAAAAGATGGCGCTGGAATCTAGCCGTCGCGTATTTCTTGCCGAACAAAGCCAGAAGCAGGCAGAATTTAACTTGATGCAATCTAACTCTCAAGTCAAGCCTAATAGCGGGGCTGGCGAAGTAGGCGAGGCAGACCTCATCAAAGCAGATCAGGAAATGTATCGCATTGATAAGGAACAAGATACCCGAATCCGAATTGCTGTGATTGAAGCTAAGAAAGCGTTGGCAGTTGCGACAATCAATGCCGAAGCCAAAGAAATGGAACCGGACGCCGAACCGGACATGAGCGCTCAACAGATTAGAGTAGCAGCCGAAGCCGACATTGATAGCTATGCTGGAATCCCTACAAATGGACAATGACAAAGTTTTGAAAGTGTATTGCGGACGGTGCGACCGAAGCATAGACCGCCTTCTTTTAAGAAAGGTTGAGAGCGAGTGCAAGCTATGTTCAAAGACCACTCCACACGAAACGTTAGTTAGCGCTAACAAACAGTTGACACAATCTAAATAGATAGTATAGTAAGCGCTAACGTACCTGACGATTCAGGGATGCAGGAGCTATTAACATGGCAGATACAGATTTTGAAGTGCAAACGGAAGCATCCCCGCAGGATGTGCAGCTTGTTGACGCGACGGCATCGCCACAAGTAGAAGATGAAACGCCGGTTGAAGCGAAAACATTCACTCAGGCTGAGTTGGATGCAATCGTTCAGAAACGAGTAGCAAAAGCAGAGCGATCCTCGGAACGTAATTATCAACGTTCGCTAGAGCGTCAGTTGGAAGTTTACCAAGCGCGTGACCAACCGGCACAAAAGCAAGCGGAAGTTCAGGGGAAGCCAATTAGGAACAATTACACGGATGACGTGCAGTTTATCGAGGATTTAGCCGATTGGAAAGCCAAGGCGAGAATTGATGAACAGTTCCAACTTCGTGAGCGTAGCGCAGAGGCAAACAGCCAAAACCAGCAACTCAACCGTGTTAAAGAGGACTTTAACGCAAGAGTTGCTAAGTCGATGGCTCAATACCCGGATTTTGAAGAGATCGCATTCAGCGACGACTTGAGAATCAGCCAGCCGATGAGCCACGTAATTGCAGAATCCCCGATTGGTCCCGCAATAGCATATTTTTTGGGAAAGAATCCAGATGAATCCGCTAAGATCGCTGCTATGAGCCCTCGTGATGCAGTCAAAGCTTTAGGAAAACTTGAAGCCAAACTTGAACCGCCAACCGGCAAATCTTTATCAACTGCACCAGCGCCTATCAAACCCGTAACGTCTGCCAGAGCATTATCAGCCTCACTTGAAAATGCTTCTATGGACGAATACCGCAAGGCACGAGCCAAGCAAGGGGCAAGATGGGCGTCATAATAAAGGATGACGCACCATGAGTAATAGTCTTATTACCTGTAACATCGTAGCAAAAGAAGCGCTTGCAATCCTGCAAAACATGTTGGGCTTCGCTGCCAACGTGAATACGGACTGGCAAGATGAGTTCTCCGGCAATAGTCACGCGGTTATGCTCCAGGCACAACCATCAACATTAAAAAGCCACCACGCTACACGTACCGCGCTGGTCGTGTCGCTATTCCCCAAGTCACGACTGAAACTACGATCCCGCTCACGCTTTCGCAAGGTGGCTGTGATCTTAACTTCACCGGGTTGGAGAAAACTTTGCTCTTGAAGCAATTCGAGAACAAGATGCAAGCCGCAGTTGCCGCAGTCTGTAATGAGATCGACCGTCAAGGTTTGGACATGGCCCGTGTAAACACTGCCAACGCAGTCGGCACACCAGGTACGTTTCCAACCACTACCGCAACCGCACTCGCCGCCATTACACAGGTTAATCAGAAGCTTGACGAGAATGCAGCGCCGCGTGATAAACAACGCGCTTTGATTCTTAACCCTGCTATGAATGCCTCGCTGATTCAAGGCTTTGCTGGTTTGTTTAACAACCAAGCTACCCTTGGCACACAATACGCCAAAGGCATGATGGTTGACTCGCTTGGTTTGGCATACGCAATGGATCAAAACGTGACCACTCACGTTAACGGCGCAGCTACTCCAACCAACGTTAACGGCGCAGGCCAGATCGGTAACGCATTATCAATCGTAGCGCTTGCTGGTGGTACTTTGACACGCGGTTCAGTTATTACACTGCCAGGCGTTACAGCAGTTAATCCTCAATCACGTATCAGCACAGGTTCACCGCAACAGTTTGTTATCACGGCAGACGCTTTGGTAGGTGCCACAACGCTGAATATTTTCCCGCCATTGATTGTTTCCGGCCCATTCCAAAACGTAACGGGTTCACCTACTACAGGTGCAGCCTTTACAATTTTGGGCGCTCCGTCAAGCTCTTATGGTTGTAACATTGGTTACCACCGCGATGCTTTCACTTTAGCAATGGTCCCGATGGCTGAACCAGCCACAGGCACAGGCGCTAAAGTCTCGCAAATGACCGACAATGGCATGACTGTGAAAGTCACCCAGTTCTATGACGGCGTGCAGGATAACAACATCATGCGTCTTGACGTGTTGTTTGGTTGGGCGGCAACTTACCCCGAACTCGCTTGTAAACTTGTCGCTTAACTTAAGGAAAAGACCATGATTTTACTTTCACAACCTTATGCCGGTTATACCGCTGGTAGCGTTGTCAGCTTGCAAACTAACGTTGAGTTGGCACTTATTGCACAAAACAGAGGTGTTGCTAACGCTGGCCCAGTTACACCAGGCAACACGGTAGCCAACGAAGTAGTTGGCCGCTGTGCAGTACCCGCCGCTGGCGTGTCTGTAGTCATCACAAACAACTTGGTTAATGCAGATAGCAGAGTGTTTGCAATCATTAATCAAGCGACTGCCGACACAACCGCATTCAATGTGGATTGGGCGCTAGTCTTGACCGCTGGTAAAACCTCATTGCCATGATGTAAAAACGCGGGGGTTCATTTTGGATCCCCGCAACCTTACTTATAGGTTAGGCAATGGCTACGACAGTAAACCTTATCATTACAAGAGCGTTGCGCCTACTAAGCCAGTTAAATTCCGGCGTGCAGCCTAACGTTAGCGAGCAAAACGACGCGCTATCCACGCTCAACGCTTTGCTCGATTCATGGCGCAACGACCGCCTCATGTGCTATACGTTACAAGAGGAAGCCATTCCTCTTACCCAAGGCGTTGCCACGTACACGATTGGCCCTACAGGCGCATTAGTCACAACGC